CCCGCATCGAGCAAGTGTCCACCGGACACTTGCATTGGATTATTCGAGTCTCTCCCGCAGATAAAACATAAGAGATGGCAAAAGCCATCTCTTATGTTTTGAAAAAGGCTGTAATCATTGATACAATCGAAGGTGACGGTCTGGCGTTTGTAACCGCACCCTATAAAATGTAACCGTGAGCCTTTTTGTGTAACCGGGCGTCCTTGAATGTAGTGCGACGTGTTCCTAACTGAAAAGGTTGGGCACTAAGAAATGAAAAGTGGATGCCCTTGCGGACACCCACTCATAAGCTGGAATATGTTATTTAATGCAGAACTCAGCAGTAAGGTAAAACGTATCCTCTGAAGTATATGTTCCGTCCTCTGTGCAAGGAAAGAAAGACTTTACAACTCTGTACTCTCCTTCAGAAAGCGATCCATACAATTCAGACCAATTGATCGTCAGATCCCGTTCGCCCGAAAAAATGAAAACTTCTGTATTATTAGATCTCTCAGTAATCTCCTCTATTGGAAACCATCTATCTATTTCCAATTTCTCAATGATAAAATCATCGGCAATTCCACCGTAGATATCGACATTGGAGTTATTAGAAATACGAACTTTTAATCCAGAAGGGGTTATGCTTTCCACAATGGCTTCCATTGTGACATCCGAGGAGTCGAATTTCATTTTATGACCGCAACCTACTACTGAAAGTACAAGCATAAGGCAAAGTAATGAAGCAATGAACCGTTTCATCCAATCACGCACCTTTGTCAAATTCTAGTTTGTGACTTTATTATACTAACGGATAGCGAATATGTAAAGCCATCCGTTACTAAATTCTTAGGAGAACTGATAATCTAAGGAGTGGAATGATGGAGTAACGCCCTGAAACGCTCCCCCTGATACTACGACAGGCGTTTGAAATGGAAGAATTTCAAGGGTCTGAAGCTCGTTGAAGGCGGCAGAAAATAGTCCAAACAGGTCATGCTGTGGAAAGCTGTCCAGAGGTGGATGGTGCTATCTATATGCCGGGGGTCTATAAAATGCTCATGGTGAGTATGTGGAGAAGCGAATCCACTGACGAATCTCTGAATGTACGGGTCTAAACCAAGAATACAGCAGAAATGTTGTAGTCGCAAAGATGCGGCGTGTGTGGGGTAAAGTAAAACTTGCATTTATGAAATTCCCTATGATGTTACAGGCATCATCAAGCACACAGGCTCATAGGAGACACCTAAAAGCATATGTAAAGATAAGATTATCGGAACACGGTAAGGTTGAAACATGGAGGTTCTTCCACCGAAGAAGTGTTGTACAGGAAAGGCAATGGCTATAACTGTACTTTATTCAACTGAAAGTGATGGCATAGTACCGATGAAGCTGTAGAAATACAGTGGAGGGATAGCCATTAGTCAACATCAAGTAACTGTATAACTGTCCTCAAGAAACTCATAGGTTCGAGTATGACTAAGAAAGGCAGAACTATCCCCCCTATGGAGATGGTGCCAACTATGAGTAACAATCAAAAACACCTGAAAAAGGCGAAGCTTCGTCATGCCGAATACTATGATATGCAATCAGTACAGGATGCCCTTTATGCCCAAAGCCAACAAGGTAACAAGTTCGATAATCTTATGGAACTCATTACCTCGGAGGAAAACATAATCATGGCATACCGAAATCTGAAAAAGAATCATGGTAGCAGAACGGCAGGAACGGACAGAAAAACGATTAAAGACCTCTCACATTTAGGAAACGATGCATTGATCCGGTTAGTCAGACGAAAGTTTGACTACTACCGCCCCCAGCCAGTCAGAAGAGTGGAGATCCCAAAGGATAACGGAAAAACTCGTCCCCTTGGAATACCTACGATTCTCGACAGACTGATACAACAATGTGTCCTCCAAATACTGGAGCCCATTTGTGAAGCCAAATTCTTCGACCGAAGCAATGGATTCAGACCGAACAGAAGTGCAGAAAATGCGATTGCACAGTATTACCTGAGAATACAGACCATGGATTTGCACTATGTCCTAGACATAGATATCAAAGGATTCTTTGATAATGTGAACCATGGAAAGCTGCTGAAGCAGATGTGGTCTCTTGGAATACAGGATAAGAAGTTACTCAAAATCATTTCGCTAATGCTAAAGGCAGAAGTTGCCGGAATCGGATTTCCAACCAAAGGCACACCACAGGGCGGAATTATTTCCCCCTTACTGTCCAACATCGTGCTAAACGAGTTGGATTGGTGGATTGCTTCGCAATGGGAATTCTTTCCGACACGGCACAAATACAATGATTTGTGCCATGGTGCCCCCTGCAAAAGTGGTATGTACAATGCACTCAGAAAGAATAGTACCCTAAAGGAATGCTATATCATTCGATATGCAGATGACTTCAAAATCCTATGCAAGAAACGCAGTGATGCACAAAAGCTATTTATTGCGGTCAAGGATTGGCTAAAGGAACGCTTAGGCTTAGATATAAGCCCTGAGAAGTCTAAAATAGTCAATCTCAAGCGGCAATACTCTGAATTTCTTGGCTTCAAAATCAAGGTCATAAGAAACGGTTGTAAGAAGAATGGTAAGCCTAAATACACGGTCGCCAGTTATATGACCGAAAAGGCAGAGGCAAAAATCAAAAAGACAATGAAACAGCTCATCTCGGAAATTGAATTCTCAAAACCGGGAGAAGAAGTAATGCATGTGGGAAAAATCAATTCCTATGTTTGTGGAGTACATAACTACTACGGCATAGGAACCCGCGTTGCAAAACAATTTGCTGATATTGCCTTTCCGTTCAAAAAGAGCCTTAAAATCCGCCTTTGCACAAGAGTAAAAAGCAAAAGACAATTGGACAAGAAAAGTCAGAAATACTTCTTTCCGAAATATCTGCAGAAACAGTATAGTGGCTGTCAATCGCTAATTGCGATAAACGGCTACATTATGGCTCCACTATGGTATGTGCAACATCGGAATCCCATGGATAAACCGAGAAAAGTCAACCAATACACCAAAGAGGGAAGAGCGTATATTCATGAGAACGTCAGTTCTGTAAGCATGAATATCGTTCACTACCTTATGCGGCACCCTGTTATCGGAGAATCCGTTGAGTACAATGACAACAGAATTTCGTTGTACATTGCGCAAAAGGGAAGATGCGCCGTAACTGGTGAGCTGTTGGAAATCGGACAAATGCACTGTCACCATGTTAATCCCAAGGAACATGGTGGTGATGATAGGTACAGTAACCTAAAATATGTTGCTGAACCGGTACACATCATTATCCATGCAACCAGAGAGGAAACCATAGCCAGGTATATGCGAATGATGAATTTGACCAGTGTCCAAATGAAGAAGCTAAATAACCTAAGATGCAAGGCAGGAAATTCTAAACTTGATTGACAGCAGTAAAAGATGGTGATGGAACGCCGTGTGAGTGGAAACGCTCATGCACGGTGTGAATCGGGGGAAAATCCGGAGATGATTTCAAAGGATTACCTATCGATATACCGACTCTGATTGAATGCACCATCCTTGTCCTTTTTCAATCGTTATTATATACAAACTTCGTCAAAAAACTTTGGAAATACCATCAATTCCTATTTGTTTTTGATTTTGGTATAGTAAAAGTGGAAAAAATAAACAGAAAGGAGCGAACCGTATGAGTTTTTTGAAAAGAGCAATCCGGGAAGGCATTCGAAAGGGTATTTCTGATGCCGTGGAAAGTGCCGTCGTAAAGGCTGTTGAACCCAAAGCCACCGAATGGGCAAACAAGACAGCCCAACAGCTGGATCAGATGTCCCAAAGCAAGACCCAGGAAGTAAAGCAAAGTTTCAGCGGCATGGAAGGTGCCTTTGCTAACCTCCAGCGGGCTGCCGAATCCTATGCCACGGAAATGAGCAAAAATGTCAAAGTATGCCCAGGTTGCGGCGAGGTCTCTCCCTCCGAGAAGAGCTTCTGTCCCCACTGCGGTGCCAAATTGCCGGAAACCACCATGGCCGAAAGTGCCCTTTGTCCTGCCTGCGGCAAACAGAATACGGTGGGAACAAAATTCTGCGATGAATGCGGTACCAAGCTGCCTGCCGCCATTTTGGAAGAAGAAACTGCCCAAAAGAAGATGGCCGATGCCCTGCTCCGGTGGGATGAGATTCTACCCATGTTTCCCCAATGGTGCTGCGGCGGCAGAAATTTGTATATAGAGACCTACGACCCGGCCGAATGCAGTGGTTATTTTGCTTCCGTGGACATTGACTTTCCCAAGGGAACCACGGGAGAGCATGCCCTTGATGAGTACTGGGTGATTCTGAAAGGTGCAGGCTTCCGGACAGCGGGGCGTTATCCCGACAATTCGCATCTGTACAAAAAAATTGGTGACACCTGTTATCTAGCAAGCTCTGAGCATGCTTTTGAGGGCGGCATGGACAATCTGCGCCTGGAATTTGCCATGAAGGAGCCGGACGGCGGTTTTGACTATGTCAAGCCAGCACCCAAGCAGCAAACGTCCTGGAAAGATCTGGCCGGTCAGCTGGGTGACAAAAAGGAACTGGGTGAGCTGAAAGACAATCTCAAGGATTTGAAGAAGATGTTCCGACGGTAAACACCTGTGAACATCGCGGTTCCGTTGCCTGAATGTACTATGACATCTATCCATCGATAGAATAAGTCCGTAGAATTTAGATCGCATTAGCCGGGCCACCCAAAGTGCGTGCTTCCTTGCGATCTTATCCTGCCGCCTCCATACAGAAAACAAAAGTCGCAGAATCCGGAAGTTCTTTCTTCCAATTCTGCGACTTTCTGCGATTATAGGCTTTGCTGTGTTCGGGCTTTCTGGTTACGGGATTCAGCTCACCCCAAGTGTTTCTGCGGCGGGCATCCACTTTGCGCTTTTCCTTCTTGGAAAGCTTTTCGTAGGGAACGAATTTTTCCATGGTATTACCTCCAATATTTGATTTCTTCTATTATACACGATTCTGATGAAAAAAGCTAGTAAGGTCGTACCCGGCCATGATGACCGGGCTACTATTAACTCGTTCTGATAGAACTACTATATCGCATGGTCGTTGTCAGAATCTGTCGAAGGCTGGGGCAGTTTTATATGAGCGTATATGAAGACCGCAGTGGCCAAGCCTTCAAAAATGCGTGCATCCTTGCGACCTTAACAGTTGTCTGTTTTGCAGGCAATCCCGTAAAGCACCGCAAAGATAATGACTGCGGAAATGCCCATGTTGGAGTATCCGATACCGTTTGACAGAACGGAGGTCGGGAGGATCTCGGACACCAAATTGATCACACCCTTGCCTACCAGGGGATTTAGCACGCAGCACCATTTGGGGAAGCTGGTTTCTCCCTTTCGGAATTTCTGGAACATGATAATGCTAAACCAGGCATAGGCCACAAGGAACACAAGGGTGATGGGAACCACGAACCACAGCATATATTCCGTTAGGAATGCGTTGTTGATCTTGCAAACATAAATTGCCGAAGCAAAAAGAATGTGGATGCTTGCACCAACAAGGCTGTAAATCACCGCACCGAATTTGAAATGCTTCGAGGTCTTTGTCTCTTGATCCGTGAAGGAAAGGTATATAGCATACATACCGAAGAACTGAAGCATAATACCAATCGCACCGACGGTGGAACCGAAGCCGTGCCGCCAACCTGCAACGGATGCATGGGTTGCGAACATTTCTGTCATCATATCGGCAGCAGTTACAGTTTCCGCTAGTCCCTGTGCCATCTCGCCGATGACCGTAATGACTGCACCGATCAGACCCAAAAGAAGATAGTTCCTGATTTTTGATTTGTCCATAGTTTGCACCCTTCTCTTGCTTTTATTTCTTCGTTTTATCGTAACGTAGCCGATAGTCGCAACAATCTCCACCCTCAGCAACAGAGGTTGTCCGGGTATATTGGATGTGTTTGAATCCGGTCATGTACTCCTTGTCCATGGCACAAACCACCTGGGCAATTTCTGGCAAACCGATTTTCACCGCAGCGTCGTGTAGTGGGCAGGACAGAATATCCACTCCCACAAGCTCATTGGTTTCGCTGACGATCCGTCGGGTATAACCCAGCTTTGGGCTGCTAGTTTTGCGCATCAGGGCAGGCATATGCTTCCATAGCAGCTTCGGTACACCAGGAATGGATGTGATGACATGGATTACACCTTGAATCTTGTTTCCGATATATGCACCATAACTGACTAACATAGAAAGTGCATCATGGGGAGCTATTTCTCTGAGAGCAAGATAGATTCCTGCTGCCGGGAGAATCATCATGCTGCTGTCACCGGTGATTTCGGGGTGCTGCTTTTTCAGCTCAGTCACATTGCTTTGTGCCTTGTGCCAGATGGTACCAGCTGTGGATTTTCCAAACCTTGCAGTGAGCGTTTTTCTAAAACCGCTAAAAATCATATTCATATTCGCATGGCCTCCCTGTACAAGTATGTTGTCAGGATGCACCTTGATGGTTATTCATCCATCGAAGTTTCTTTTTTATAAGTTACACCCAGAATGCGAAGGAAAACATCGTTCAGCTCCTCCCATGTGACGCGCTCATCATTAGGGATACTCTTAATGATCTGGTCAACCTCTTCAATGGAGGAGTCCAGGTAATCGTTAATGACGCCAATCCTGGGGCCAAGACCCAGCTCCGGTGTTTCCATTTTGAGCCGCAGGAGGTCACTCACGGCGGGGACAAGGGCTTCGTCTAAGCAAGCGTCAGCCAGTTCGGAAAAGAGCATCGGAGGCGGTGTCTGCTTCTCCAAAATCCAGCGGCAAGCTAAGATGGGCCGCAGCACATAGAAGTATTTCTTTAGCTTCACCATGTCGCCCTTAAGGTACTCGCGGTAGTTTTTCTTAGCGGTACTGAGATAGTGGTAAAGGCCAGCCTTCTTCTGGAAAAAGTGATTGATGATTGCGGAAATCTGTGCCCACTCCGGTGTGGTCTTATAAACGATCGGTGAGCTATTCCACTCGAACAGTGTGGGGTTGGAGCTGTGGAGTAGGCCCAAGGCCTTCTGGAGATCCCAGCCGTTGATGTCGAGGGTTTCATCCAGCTGCCACTCGATCACATCCCGGGTTTTATCCAATCGGAGATAAAACTCCAAAGGCCGTACATAGATGAAGCGAACATCGTAGTCACTGTCGGGAGAAGCAAAACCCCATGCCCGGCTGCCAGACTCCACGCAGTGCAGAATCCGAATATTCTCCCGCTGTTCAATTTCTTTTAGTTTGGCAGGGATGATCTCCTGCATGATTCTTTCGTGATCCGTCATGGGAACACCTCCTTCATTTCAATTCCTGTCTGACTTCCATTAAGGCAAAGCCCAACAGATTTTTGCCGGTCCAGTTCTTGGCATCAAAACGCTGGTTGTCGTACAGACCGATGCCGCAGGCCCACTGCTTATCGCTCTTAGCGCATTCTACAAGAATGGCGTCTCCAGTGGCCAGGAGTTTATCCTTGAGGTCTGGGTTCTGGGAGAACTTCGCATGGAGGGCGCGGATTGCTACCATTTGCCGCATTCCTGCCCAAACGCCGTCAATGTATCCCTGGGCTGCTCTGCCAATTGTCTGTTGTTTCTGCGGGTCATCTGTGGCCAGAACCTTTTGCGCAGAAGCTGTATCGCCGAACATAATGCACTTTTGGTACATGATATACTGTTCCGCAGATGAGAACATGATGTCGTCGACTGTGAAGAGAGACGGATACCAGTTGCTCAGATAACCGTGCGGCTCCTCGGGCTTGTGAAAGAATACAGCCTCAAACTTCTGGTCAGCAATCGTCAAGTAGTCCTTAGCCAGTCCTTGTGCTGCCAATGCGGTGACTGTTTCGGAGAGCCATTGATGATAGTAATCATAGCTAGACTGAGTCCACCAGTTCAGAAGCTCGTTGAGCTGCTCAGCGTCATGTTCCAAACTGGTGCATTTGTATTGCTCGGGATCACGATTTACCAGCACCCTATGCTTGCCCGTTGTAGAGAACTCGATAATATAGATGCAAAAGCCTGTCCAGCTTCTATGGGCAAATAGCGTATTGTCCTCCATATACCAGAACCACTTATCTTCCATTGCTTCTGGAATATTGCCATGACGGAGCGCGGCCATTTGGGCAGCGGTAAAATCTCGCTTAAGGAAGAAGGTGTCATGGTTTGCGGGCATATCAGATGTTTTCCAGTCGCTTTTTTCGGCCACCTTCATCCCTGGCATTGTCTGGGTCAGAATTTTATTTCCCAGTTTGAGAATGTCATCGTTCAGAACCGCAAAGGTTACGTCCAATGCGGCCTTGGGGTGAGCCTCAAAGAAATCTCGACAGGCCTGTAATGCTTTCCTCCATGCATCCTCCACCGGGTAACCAAAGATGCCGGCAGAGATCAGAGGAAAGGCGATGGTGTGGCAGCCATTCTTAACAGCCAGCTCCAGAGACTTCTGATAGGCGCCATACAGGAGTTTTGCTTCACCGTGTTTGCCGTCTGCATATCTGGGGCCTACAGCATGGATGATGTACTTAGCCTTTGATCCAAAGCCGTCGGTAATCACCGCAGAACCGGTATTACAATGGCCGATCATATCGCAAGCCTTCTGGAGTTTGCTATATCCTGCGACTTTGAAAATTGCACCACAAACGCCGCCACCTGCCTGTAGGCCTTCATTGGCAGCATTCACAATGGCATCTACATATAAATCAGTAATGCCTATTTTTTGAATCGACACGATACTCATAGCAAAACCTCCTCTAAAGTATTATACAAGTCTATCACACCATATGTCCAATAAATGTCCCAGTAACGAGTTTTAGTTAAATAAATTATACTGTGTTATGCATCAAAAATCTAGTCCCCCACAGAATTCATAAAACGAGGAAACAGGCAGGAAGGTTCGCCCTTTCTGCCTGAAAAGTTATTCTCCATATACTGCTTTCCGCTCTGCGCTTTCGACCCAAGCAGTGACCGCTTGCATATCAAAATCAAAGCCGCGTTGCACGGGATCGCCTTGAGGATCCCGCGTCGGATGGATGCCAAAAGGTAGCGTATATCCTTTGGGAAGAACCCAGAGATGATAGACATCTGCTACATCAACAAGGTTCTTCTTCGTGGGATATACTTCTATGGCGACCGCTCTGGTGCCAAAAAGCTCATCTTTTATCTCCTGCTTTACGGCCCACGGAATGTCGCCTCCCTGGATATTTTCAATAGCGAGATGCTCCACAACACCTATGGGCGTGCGGATCTGGCGGCTGCTTACGGTATAGCCGTCGTTGGACTCCCAATAACGGTCCATTTGCGAAGACCATACTCCTTTGTACAGGCCAAACTCATCATGAAGTTTTTTCATCGGGATGGATTTGTGCCAGCTTCTCATATTGGCTCCTTCTTTCGTGAAGCATATTTACTCTGGAAGGATATCGAGGATATCACCAATCTGGCAATCCAGAGCAATGCAGATTTTTTCTAGTGTGTCCGTAGTAACATGGCCGTTCTTTCCCATTTTTGTTACAGAGGCCGGGCTGATCCCAGCTTTTGCGCAAAGATCCTTTTTCTTAAGATCCTTGTCGATCAACAGCTTCCATAGCTTTTTGTAGCAAACCTTCATGACGAACCTCCCAGGCGGCTGCGATGTAGCGTCATTATTGCTCTGCTGTTTGGAATAGTCAAGTTCAGAATAATCGGTATTGCTTTGGGGACAAATCAATCGTCCTCCAGATCGTCTGGATCAATGTCTGTCTCTACATCAGGTCCCATATCCTCCGTGCCCTTTTTGTTATACAGCTTGCCCCAACGGAGCGGATACCGCATCTTCCGGTTATAGGCCAGCAGCATGGCTTCAGCGTAACCCAGAGAACCGGCACGGCGCTCCTTTGCAGTTCGGCCAATATCTTTGGTGGAGTAGCGGCCAACTTTTTCTACGAACAGATCGTCACGTAAGGCATCACCATAGGCCACCACCATGCGGCACACACCTTTGAGCATATTTGCGGACAAGGAGTTCTGTTCACCCTCCCACGCACCGATGCAAAGCATAAGGGTTCGCTCCAGAACATGGTATCCGTATTTGTCATAGATCTCTTCCAGCGAGGAGACGGCACAGATTGTGCCTAGAGCCTTGGTGGGTCCAATGGTTAGATCCAGGGATTCCACCAGGGCTTTGATCATCAGCTGCTTGTCATTACCAGCTTCCAGATTGGCCACGAAAATATCATACGGTAGCAGCGGCTTGACATACTTCTGCTGGTTTGCAAAGGTATCTGCTTCGAGGGTGTAATCCATATTGTCATAGACCATACACCAAACTGGCGTATCCCGGGAACCGGAGACGGTAGCAATAATCTCAATGGTGTGCTGGCCGTTAAAGACATAGTTGATTCCATCCCGGCGACTGACCTTTACTGGGTTGATTTGTAGAAGATCGAAGTTCTGGGCGGTTCTTTTGATATGCTTCTGAGAAAGATTTCTCTGGTACTCCTGGTTGGATACCAGGTTGCGAATGGGTATTTTTTCAAATCGTACATCAGGGACGAATCTGTTCAGATCTTCCATGATAGGCCTCCTTGGTGAGCGCAGCACGGATACCTTCCACGGTATAGACCAAGCTGTCCAGCTCATAGATTAACTTCGCCCTGGCGCTTTCGCTGATGACTGAGAAGTCAGAAACGGACTGGGTGCGGTTGATGGAGCCGATCCACGAAGGGATGGTCAGAGCAAGGCTGCACACCTCACCGTCCGGGTCATATGCGGGCATATCTTTAATGGTGCCGGTTGCAGATGTCGCTGCGACAATATCCTTCTGTTTGTAAGACTCTAGAGATGCCCGGAACTTATTGTAAGTTGGGCGACGCTCTCCTCCCTTGAGGAAATAACGAGTCATTCTCGCAAAGTCTGTAGAGGAAAGCTGGGGGATCTCCACCATATGTTCATGAGAGATTTTGATTGATTCGTTTAGAAGCTTCTCCGCAAGAGCTGGCTCTCTTACTCGGATGTAATCAACAATACCTGCGAATATTCCATATTTTCTTACAGTCGCAAAACAGATGTGGTAGTCTACCCCAAGCCGCTCACAGGTCTTTGCGGCAGTTGCATCGTAGGGATTGTTATCGATAATGATGCTGGTGGTCATTTCGGAGTTTGGCGATCGTCTGCCCTTGGCAGCCTCGTGTGCGCCTAATGCTTTTTCTGCAAGGAAACGCTTCCCGATAAGATACTGACGCATCTTTTCTGGGATGTCCTTTCGCAATAGCTGGTTTTTGCAAATCCAGGCCGTTGCCTCTTCCATACTCCCCAGCCGAATGCGAGAGATAGAAATGGGTATGTCGTGGGCTTTGCAGATCTCGAATACCTCGTAATCTACCAGTATTGTGTTGTCCCAAGCTCGAATGGGCATAGAATGGCCTTGTGATAACATTTTGCCTATTAGCTCTGCACGAAACTGCTCAGAATAAGGCGCCACCAGCACTCTCAAGTTTGGATGCACTCGCAAACGAGCGTTTATGGCACTAGTCATGATATTTCGGCTTGCCTGTTGCGGTATGGATGGCCTCGGTCATGGGAAACACCACTGTGCCATCAGAGATCAGATCTCCAGACAGCAGATATTTACCACCATTAACCCAGTTTGGCATAACCTTACGCAACTGCCTGGAAAGAGAGGTGCTGTAAAGCTCATAGCTTTGTTTCCCTTTTCCGCTCTCCTGTTTCATGCGATGAACGCCCGGTGCATTCATATCGCCTTGCAATAGCCCCAGGGTCTTTTCTTCAGGATTAACAATGAGAAGAATATATTCCGGGTTCCCCATGGCAGATAGTGTCTTTCGGTGTATGCGGATACGGGATCTTGCCAGATCCAGTTGCAGAGAAAGTTTTGATGTGCTGTCTTCCATGCGATTGCCTCCGTTTCATTTATGTAGTCGGTACCGGTGGCGTACTGTCATCCGGCACAGTAAAGACGGTATAGCCATCAAAGATATTAATCTGGATGGATTTGCGATGTTCTTCAACGGGAAGACCGAACTGGTTTTTCCAATGTTCCGGGAAAATAGGAGTCCGGGAGGTTTTCGGCTTTTCGCCGTCACGCTGTATCCGCTGGTATACCTCGGTGGCGGTAAGATCAAAAAGCAGCAAATATTCTCCGTTGCACCGGATGATGTTTCCCAACAGCTTGTAACGATAATTGTGGTTCCACCCCATCAGGTCAAAAACCTTGGCGAAGAACATTTTGCAGCGGATTTCACGGGGTTTCCGTTTGCCGCTCCGGGTGGTACACCAGGCATAGCTGTCTTTTGTATCTTCGCTGCAAGGCAGCACAACCATTTTTTGCGTGTGGGGATTAACCAGAAACTGCACATATTCAACAGATGGCATCTTCTTCAGACAAGCGGTATTGAATTGAACTCTACAGTCCTTGAAGGAAACGGACGGCTCGTATATATGGGAAAAGAACTCGCCGCGTACAACCTCATAACCGTCATAGCTGAAGTTGCCATCCTCGATAACTTCTGTGCCAGGTGCTGGCTCATGAGATGTCACTTCGGGGATGAAGAATTGCTGCTGTTCAAGATCCATTTGTAGTGTCCTCCTGTTTTAGGTCTTGTCTGATTTCGTGCATCAACTGCTGAATACCTTCTTTCAACTCCTCTCTGCCTGTAACGCCAGCATTAGAGTCTTCAAAGGGCTGCGCTTGCTCTGCAATCTGCCAGGTACCGTCTTCAATGAATGTAGCAAGTTCTCTGGCCTGTGCGTGGCGGTAGAAACTCATGCCGAAGCTGTCAGCCCAGTCGCTGGGATAACCGATCACAGACTTTCTTGCGGTGGTTAGCCAGGCCTGCCCATCCAGATCCATGGCTTGCTCCTCCGGAAGTTGAAGCTGCTCTTCGGGCATGAAAACCTCAGTGTCTTGAAGATCGAACATCAAGACGGCATCGTCGCCTTGCTTTTTCCGAACACCGCAGATCCGGTATTTGTAGGTGATATCCCAATCAAAGAGATCATAAAGGGTTCCAAGAAAAGCTGTGCCTGCGATATATCTTGGTATATAGGCTCCATCATCGGTTAACTTGGCCCATTGGACAGCATTGCGGACACCCTTTTTGCTGGGACGTACTGCAAGGAAATGCTGTACCGGATGGATAAGCAGTTCGACATACTGCGTATTTTCAAATTTGCGGATACAGGCGGTACTGAAAGAAATAGAATCGTTGGTAATTGTGGCAGTGAGTTTATTCTTAATATCAAAGAATTGAGACCGCGCGATTTCAAAGCCACGGAAATCAAAATCACCGCCTTGGGCGACAATCTGCTGTTCTTCCGGTGTGTCGAGGGTTTCATCATCGGTAAAGGCACTCATGCAAGCATTGATGTAGTGTTCATCTCGGAAACCCGCCCACCGGGGATTGATTGGCACAAATCCTTTAAGGGCGCCCTCCTTGATAACATGAAGTTCTGGGAGGATGCCCTTATTACCATACTTGGCATTGTTGATGAGCTGCTGAACAGCGATGAAGTCATCTCTGGAAATGATGGGATCGTGGCGGTTCTTCCAGCGGTGCTGGGTTCGGTCGCCCATATTCTTTCTGGACTTGTGATCCAAGTAGCTGGGGGTAAAAGTCTTGCGGGTCAGGACATCACCACAGTACCGTTCATTGCGGAGGATCTGGAGAATGGAACCAGGGTTCCATACATTGTTGCCACGCTTTGTTTCGCAGCCGATCTCGGTAAGTGTGTCTGCGATCTCCTGGCAGGTGTAGCCATACAGGTACAGAAAGAAAATCAGACGGACGATCTTGGCCTCTTCCTCGTTGATGGTTAAGCGGCCTTCTTCGTCATGATCATAGCCCAACAACACAGGGGTCAGAACAATACCATGACTGAAGCGCATCTCAATAGAGGCATTCATAATGGAACTTTTGACATGGGATTCTTCCTGGGCCATGGTGGCGGTGAAGTTCAGGCTCATTTCGGAATTGTCTTTGAGAGTGAAGATGTGTTCTGTCTCAAAGAAAACGCCAATGGGAGGACGCATTGCTTTCAGCATTCGGACGATCGTAACACAGTCAACGATATTTCTGGCAAAACGGGAAACGCTCTTTGTGATAATAAGGTCGATTTTACCCGCCTTGCAGTCTGCAATCATACGGTTGAAGGCCTCACGTTTGTTAAGGGAAGTGCCAGAGATGCCCTCGTCAGCATAGATATCCACCAGGCTCCAGTTCTCATGCCGCTGCACCATGTCTTCATAGTAGTTTTTCTGAAGCTCATAGGAACTGGTCTGCTGGATATTATCTGTAGAAACACGGACATAAACGGCCACATCCTTATGCTCGTCTGTATCATAAAAGTCGCTTTGCTTCCGGGCGGGAATTACTTCTGCTTCATCCAAGGAAGAGCCTTTGTACCGTTCACGGATTTTTTCTTTAATTTGGGCTTTGGTAAGGCCCCTTGATTCCACTTTTCGCATCGGACACACCCCGTATAGTTGTACTGCAAAAAGTATAATGAATCGGCAACAAAAAATAAAATAACCACAGGTACACTCCTATACCTGTGGTTATTAGAAACGAAAATTTATTTTTAATTGTCAGAAGGGCGGGCTTTGAGAAGAGCCTCCTTCATTTGACGAAGCATGGACATCATGGATTCGGCTTCTGTTGCAGTACATCCCTTGAGGAGCTGCTCCATTTCGCCAGCGTAGATACCAGAAACTTCTGGGATGTCAGTCCTCAGAAGTGTATCGGCAGAAACCTTTAGAATCTCAGTGATTCGCATAAGGGTTTCAACACCGAAGTTGGCACGACCGGTTTCAATGGAACTCATATGGGAAACGGAAATGTTCAGCTTATCTGCCAGATCGGCCTGGGTCATATCAATTGCTTTTCGAGCCTCCTGAATACGCTTTCCTACAGGCTTTAGATTCTCATACATGGCTGAACACCTCCCTCTATCTAGTATTGACTATTATATCTTGAATACTGGGTGTAAATGAACAGGCTAAACAAGGTGACACCTACTATACTGTGTATAATTAGAAAAGATTATACATAGAAGGAGGTGAAATCATGGCCATAAACTACGAACGCATTGGCAAGCGTATACAGGAAATCCGCAAACTGAAGAAACTGTCACAAGCGGATTTGGCAGAATACACGGGGATGTCTGTTTCTTACATAAGCCACATAGAAACAGGCATTAAGCACGCCAGTCTGGAATCTGTTGTACGAATTGCCAATGCTCTGGGGATTACCGTGGACCAGGTTCTAAATGGGAATCAAACGGGAAACCGGGAGGAGTACAAGACAGAGCTTTTTGACCTCATATCCGATTGCAGCGGTTATGAGCGAGGGGTCATTCACGACATAGCCGCTGCTGTGAAACGCAGTCTGCGTGACCACTCAGATCTGCTGCCGAAAGACGATGAGATAGGATTCTAACAGATTCTATTCTCATCGTTTCCTTTTGCACAATAAGCTAAAGGGCAAAAGGTTGACCGTCAGGCATAGCAACCCCGGCCTCCGTGCAAGATTATTTGTGCGGAGGCCACTTCAAAATTCATATAATTTATGAAATGGCCACTTTTATTGACATCAACACCCTACTGCGCGACAATAAATGCAACTGACCAGAGTGGAGGGATGAAATATGATTCTGGTGACAGGCGATATTCACGGTGAAGTGAACCGTGTTTCAGATTTTGTAGCTCGATTCGAGCTTGGAAGCGAAGATACAATCGTCCTTTTGGGCGATGTGGGTATGAACTATTTTGGGAACAAGCGTGGTGACCGGCATAGAAAGAAGCGGCTGAACAAGCTGGGTGTAACGATGCTGTGTGTCCATGGCAACCATGAGATGCGGCCAGAGACGATCATTACCTATCACGAGGATCAATGGCATGGCGGTACCGTGTATGTAGAGGACGAGTTCCCCAATCTGCTCTTCGCAAAGGACGGAGAGGTATATGATTTGGGCGGCAAGAAGGCCATTGTTATGGGTGGTGCTTATTCCGTGGACAAGTGGTATCGGCTGTCCTGTGATCTGCACTGGTTCCCGGATGAACAGCCCTCGGAGGAGATTAAGGCTAGAGTGGAACGAAAGCTGGGTGCCCTGGGATGGAAGGTTGATTTGGCACTGACACATACTTGCCCGGAGAAATATATCCCCCGGGAAGCCTTTATGAGCTGCGTGGATCAATCCACGGTAGACAACAGTACAGAGCAATGGCTGGATACAATCGAAGATAGGCTGGAATATGATGCCTGGTATTGTGGCCATTGGCACATCAATAAACGCATTGATCGGATGCACTTCCTGATGGAGAGCTACGAAGAAATACAGCCGAAGGAGGAATGAGATCATGGAGGATCAATATTACTGTCTGCATTTAGATGATTATTCTATGCCTGCATTTACCAGCTTTGGCAAGGCTTATTATGGCACCATGGCGGATATGGAAGCCTTTATTGCCGCCTTGGATGGACACGAGAAATATCATGATCGCTATGCTGCGCTCATTGGTGCCTTTCGGGAATATGAAGCGGGCAATCATGCAGTTAAGCATAATGTGGCCTACCAGGACGTCCCTCTGTTGGAACCAGTCAAACTGCTCGGCACAGCCAAGCTGCGGCTGGACAACTATCGCTGGGAGCATTTGAACACATGGAAATGGCCGTACAACATGAAATGCGATGTGGTTGAAACGACGCATTATTGGCTTTCGCTGGATGGAGTCTACTGCCGCGCAGTCAAGGCAAGATTTGAAAACTTACAATACGAAGATATTGGTGGCGGATGGCATTCCTTAGATGATGGATTCTGGGGATTTCCTATGATTATCATGCGGGACGGGCGGTACCTCTATAACAGCCTCATCGAAGAGGAAAAACGCTTTAAGAGAAAGAAGGACGCACTGGAGGATCGGGCAGGGTTCCTGCTTACACGAGAGGTGGACTTCACGGAGTTCTGCAACGACATATTTGGTGATGGCTGATGAAGAAGGATAAATTAGCAGTTGAGATTCTTTCCGTTACTGACCTTGACGGGAATGAACGCACCGACCCACCATACCATGGTATCCGTGGGTTCCTTGGCGATGTATCTATGATTGAGGTGGGTGCCGTTATGCTGATCCTGTACCAAGGACACGAAGTTACCAGGCTTACCACCACAAAGGTGCAGGAGCATGCCTTTGATGAAAAAACCGTGACCCATACTGTTCGTACAAAAAACAGTATTTACTATATGAAAGAAAGCTATAATCCCAAAGCTCGAAAACGAGCGAAAGCACCTCTGTATATGACTTTACCCATTGGGCGTCGATTCAATGAGGACAACCCAGACCCGGAAGGTCATTTGCTGGCCTATGGGCGGTATCGCACCAAGATCCATGAGGTCGATCTGCCAGAGTGGTATGTGGGTGGGTATATGTATAAACGGCATGGGTATATGTCCGCAAAAGGTGTAAAGCACCTATTCTATAAAGCGGACTATCACTTCAACCACCTCTACAAATATGATTACTTGTTTATTTCCTATGATAAGGAGATCGTACCCACCCAGAGCGAAGAAGGGTTTAGCTGGTATGACGGCTACGATTACTGCCTTTCCGGGCTGATTATTCCCCGTTTTGTGTCAGCGGTCAAAACCCATTCCGGTTTGGATGTCAGCAGCATAGAGGAAGAAATTGAGAGAAAGAGAAAGTGGTACTATGAAACCTATAAATCAGGACATGAGTGAAACTACTATGTACAGCAGTTTCCAAGAGTTCCTCGCAAAGAACTGTGACCGGATCTTTCGGTTCTGGGTTTACAAACGGATCTTCACTCCACTGGAAATGGAGAAGAAATACATGGATCAAGGTGAGTACGAAGATTCCCATTGCCATAGCGGCATCATCCGGGAAGCAATTGTACTTCCAGACAATGATATTCTGCTGGGGTTTTATATTATGGGCAATGATACCGTGGATGAGGAAGATCCCTATCAGCACTTGGAGTATTACAAATTGAGCGAGATTCGGATGAATTATAGCCCTGTTGACATGGAGGATTACTATGGTGGAAATGAGTCAGAATGAAAATACTTACCCGGAACCTCGCAACCTGGACAGTGTATTTGTCCGGGTCGAGCGGGACGGCAAAATGGTTAATCGCTGCTTTACGGATTTGACCGAAGTGGAGCAACAGAAGTTTCTGGCTACGCTGGATCATGGCGGTGTGGAGCGGCTCTGTCTACTAATGGCCAGCGCGGTTCGTGGAATTGGAGATCTGTTCGGCCTTACCTTTGCGGGATCGGAGGACGAATGATGCTGGAAGAACTGGTTAATTTGGATAAGCTTCCTCAATTCAGACAAGCAGAGTTGGAGCGGAGGATGGACGATGTTCTTCAGTTGATCGACGAGGGTCAAAGTCCTGTAGTAATTCATGGGGATGATGGACACAGATTTCTGATGTTCAGCTGGGATGATTATTTCAGCCGGTTCCGATGGCTCTACACAAAAGAAGAGCTGGCAGCGTTGGAACAGGCTTGCCGAGAATATAAGGAGTACACAGATGATCTTTTATACAAGTGACCTTCACCTGGGTCACGCCAATATTATCAAGCACTGCAACCGCCCATTTGCCTCCGTGGAGGAGATGGATGAGGTGCTGATCGACAACTGGAACGCAAAGGTTACCAATGGGGATACCGTCCACATCCTGGGTGATTTCATGTTCCGCAATAAAAGACCACCAGAAGAATATCTCTCCCGGCTCAAGGGAAAGAAACATCTGGTGGTGGGAAATCACGATAAGGCGTGGATGAAAAAGGTGGATCTGGGCCGCTGGTTTGAAAGCGTGGAGATGATGCGCTTTTTTACCGACGGACAGAGGAAAATCACAGAATGTCATTATCCGATGATGTCCTGGCCTTTTTCCAACCATGAGGGCTGGATGGTGTACGGCCACATTCACGAAAACACAAGAATGGACTATTGGCCGCTGATTGCCAGAAATGATCATATGCTGAATGCAGGTGTAGACATTAATGGGTTTGCACCAGTTACATTTGAAGAAATGCAGCAGAACAATCTGGAGCATATCGCTCAGACTGCCACCAGACGGCTTTTAGAAGAGAACCGAGAAACCTTTGAAACGATAGCGCAAATGCACAAACTGTTCCCGGAGCTATTTGAGGACGAAACGGATGATTAACTGGGATATGATCGATCAGTTACTAAGCCGCAGCAGACCTAATCACGACGGTCCTCTTCGGGTGGCGATCTATTCCCGAATGCGTTATCCAGAGGGACAGGAAGCTATCGCGGAAAGTCATATCAAATTTATGAAGATTGTGATGAATCGAGATCCGCGGTTTCGGTGCGTCCGTATATACTCAGAGTTTGGAGTGCCAGACAGCAACCTGGCAGAAATGCTGGAATACCAGAGGCTGATTTCGGATTGCCGAGCGGGTTTGATTGACATGGTCTTTATCCATGACATATCCCGATTGGCATGGAACTGCATTGACTTAATGACAAACGCGGCACCGTTGGCGAATTGCGACCCAGAGGTTGGTATCTTGTTCTTTAAGGATCAGCTGTTTCTGATGGCCAACGATGCAGAAAACTGGGCAGAGAAAATGGCAAGCGGCGATTATTCCGCTTGCCGGTTGCCGTATTTTGTAGGGCTTATACCTCCAGCTCAAGACCATTCCGAAATTTGAATACCAGGCGTCCATCATGGTAGGCGGTTACGGTGTCCACGGTAATTGCCCAAATGTAGGGATCGAACTCCGCCAGCAGCTCATCTCGCTCTCTTAGTTCGAACAGAAAACCGCCGATCATGCAGGCTTGGTCATCCCTTGCCTGCTTATTTTCGTTTAGGTCAGCCAGTTTTGCTGCGGCGGCATCAAAGCGTTCCATGAGGCTTGCATACCGTTTGGCGTATTCGCCTTGGTCAAGGGCGTCACTGGCGTTCTGTGCGATACATTTGCGGATCAGCTCCGTTACGATCTCCTGCTCCTCGATGATGGAAGTAATCTGCTGGTCGATTTCTGTGAAGTCAGTTAAGGTTCGCTGGATAATGATGCCGTCCTCGATGAGTGCATCCCGGTTTTGGATCAGTGTATTAAATGCGGTGAGAAATGCATCCTTAACTCGATTCTCGTCCAGGTGCGGAGTGGTGCACTTGTGTTCACCGGAGAATTTGCTGTTACATTGCCAAATAACGCGGCGGTATTTGGACGTGGAGTGCCAGGTTTTGGAGCCGTAATAGTCGCCACAGTCGCCGCAGATGATGTGGGTGGCCAGCACACTCTGGCCGCTGTAGCGTCTGGGCAGTGATCGGCGGCGTTTGATCTCTGCCTGGACAATGGAAAACTCCCAAGGGCGAATGATGGCCGGGTGGCTATTCTCCACATAGTATTGTGGCACCTTGCCGTCATTGACGACCATTTTCTTGGTGAGAAAGTCCACGGTGTAGGACTTCTGCAAGAGTGCATCGCCTTTGTACTTTTCGTTGGTGAGGATACTCTCAATGGTTGTGGGTGACCATTTTTCCCGGCCAGACGGGGTTGGAATATGCTCCCCGGTTAGCTGTTTGGCAATCGAGCAAGGGGTACCACCGAGAATGAACAAGGAATAAATGCGGCGGATAGTTTCGGCCTCTTCCGGTACAATTTGGGGCAGCCCATCGGGGCCTTTTTGATAACCAAGGAAATGCTTATAGGGTAATGCCACCTTGCCGTCTGCAAACTGCTTCCGCTTGCCCCAGGTCACGTTCTCAGAAATGGAGCGGCTTTCCTCCTGGGCAAGGCTGGACATGATGGTGATCAGCAGCTCACCCTTGCTGTCCAGGGTGTAGATGTTCTCCTTCTCAAAGTAGACCTCTACGCCTTTTTCCTTCAGCTTACGGACGGTGGTCAAACTGTCCACGGTGTTTCTTGCGAATCGGCTGACGGATTTTGTGACGATGAGGTCTATTTTTCCAGCTAGGGCATCGGCAACCATCTGGTTGAAACCGTCTCGCTTCTTGGTGTTGGTGGCTGAAATGCCTTCATCCGTGTAGACCTTTACGAACTCCCATTCTGGCTTGGATTGAATGTAGTGGGTGTAATAATCCACCTGGGCTTCGTAGCTGGTCTGCTGTTCTTCACTGTCGGTTGAGACGCGGGCGTATCCAGCAACCCGGCGCTTGCGTTGCGCAGCGAGGGGCAATCGGCTGACTGGATTGAATGTAGCAGGGATAACTGTAACAGATCTGACCGATCGGCTCATGCGTTAGGCCTCCTTTCGCTGGGGTGATTTGCTCCTTCGTGGCAACCCGTAGATATGCCACCGCTATTCTTTTTCTTGAACTTTCCATCTGACTCCCTCTCTGGTGTTTCGTGTTGTAGGGCTGTTTCCCGTGCAGCCTCTCGCTTTTCGGTTGTCCAGCTTTCTCGCCTGGAACGATCCTGCCATGTTGTTTGGGCCTTGGTGCCATCCTTGAAAACATAGGTTAAGCGGTTTCTTGCTCCAACCTCAATGTGGTCAATGCGATCCAGGAACGCAGCCTCATCAAAAGTATCTGTGCCAAGCACGCTGGCAGTGACAGCCATAAGGGTATCTTCAGGGATCACCTTTGAGGTTGGGCAGAACTCCTTTCCTCTGGTGTTGTAGGTGGAACAAACCCAAGCCGGCCCCCGACTGACTGTTTTTCTGCGGTAGTTTTTTCCGCAATCCATGCATATCAGTTTCTTTCTGAATGGGTAGATGACAGAAGGATCAGAGTAGTGGGCGAACCGCTCGGCCCGTGCTTTCCTGGTATCCTGTACTGCCTGGAATGCCTCTGTGGTAATGATCGCCTCGTGGCTGCCTTCTGCGTGGTACATGGGAAGCTGTCCTTGATTGGGTTTGCCCTTCTTGCTGATATGATCCTCGATAAAGGTCGTTTGCAGCAGAAGGTTTCCAGTATAGGCATAATTCTTGAGAAGCTTCTGGACGGCATTCTGGCACCAGGGATTGCCTTTGCGTGTGCGGTATCCGGCAGCGTTAAGGTATTTGACCAGTTTGTAGGTTCCCATGCCACCCAGGTAAAGTTCAAAGATGTGCTTTACCAATGCGGCCTCATCCTCGACCGGCACATAAACACCGTTTTCAATGCGGTACCCCAAGAGGGTGCCGTTCCAGGGAAGGCCGTCTTTAAAATTGGCTCTGATCCGCCATTTCTGATTTTCGCTGGCGGAGCGGCTTTCTTCCTGGGCATAGGATGCGAGGATCGTCATCATCAGCTCACCATCTGCACTCAAGGTGAAAATGTTCTGTTCTTCAAAATAAACATTGATCCCCAAAAGCTTCAGCTCACGGACGGTTTCCAGAAGGGTTACCGTGTTGCGAGCAAATCTGGAAATGGACTTGGTAATGATCATGTCGATCTTGCCAGCCCTACAATCGGTCAGCAGCCGTTGGAACTCATCCCGGCTGTCCTTCGTTCCGGTGAGGGCTTCATCGGCGTACACACCGCAATACAACCAGCCACGATGCTTCTGGATCAGATCGCTGTAATAACTGACCTGTGCGGATAAGGAGTGCAGCATGGCATCCTTACCGGAGGAAACTCTGGCATATGCTGCGACCCGAGTAAGCTTTGGAGCTTCCGCAGGGAATTCCACTTGTGTAATTGTTCGTTTCAACATATCACCTCCCTAGGTTAGTGAGCATATTACCTCTGTTTTGACCATATATCCAGTACATTTAGCGGAATATAGTACACGATGTTACGCCGTACTTTTTGGTCATTATTGTATCAATTATGGCGTACTCTTTCTCGGAAATAAGGCCCCTGTTCACCATTTCACGAGCCATAGACATGGTGAGCCGATACTGAACGATCTGGCGCGTTTCTTTCTCATCCACCATGGTCCACCTTCTTTCGAGCGGCAGCGTAGCAGCTCCGGGAACAGAATTTCCGGTGGGCGTTTCCATAGCTTTCAAACACAGTGCCGCAGTGCTGGCAGACATGACGGTAATATGCCTTTTTGTTCAGATTCGCCTCGTTCTCTTTCCACCACGCCATGCGGCAGCGATCCGAGCAGTAGCGCTTCACTTTCTTATGGGGTGTCTGAATCAAAGGCTTACCGCATTGGCGGCACAGTCCTTTATGATCCGCAATAGCCGTCTTTGGTAGTGGATTGCGATGACAGTAAACCTTTATCGTGTTTTGCGGAATGCCGGTGCGATCTGCAATCTGTTTATTTGACAGGCCGTCCAGACGGTATGCCTGGATCTGGCTGCGTTCTGCTTCAGTCATAGTCTGACCTCCTTCTGAGGAATAAGATCTCCTCAAAATTAGGCCACGGCAGAACCTAAAATCGACCGGGGTAAATAAAAAAATTCCCACCAGGCGAACCCGGTGGGAAGAAAAGGAGAACAATATGGAATGTAATCAAAAGCGGCCCCAGAGCCGCAGACAGTCGTTTAACGATTATAAAAAAGCCCCACGGGTATTTGGATACTTCCGTGTAGCAACTGCCGCTCAATGCGATCTGACAGGAAAAGAAAATACGCTCCAGGCCGTAGCCCAGAGCGCATTGGTTAAAACAGATCCATGTTGGAAAGTTGATGCCGCTGGTCTCTGCGACCATAAACGACGCCGATGACCTGTACTTTCTTGGCATCCTCATCAACCCAGAAGTATACCAGATAGTTTTTGACCGGGAGCTTATGTATGCCCTGGCTGTGCCAAGGCTCTTCTTCGGTCAGCGGTACACGGTTGGGAAAATGATCCAGGGAAGCGATTTCTGCTTCGAGTGTGTCCAACATTTTCATAGCGGTCCTGGGAGATTGCAGGGTGAAACGAATGTAACTTACTATTTCACGCAACTGCTCCTGGGCCTGGGTTGTGATTTTTATTGAGTATTTTTCTGACATTTACTGCATCTCCCGTCTCAGATCTGCAAAAACATCAGAAGCGGCACGGGATTTATCTGCTTTTGCCTCGTTGATACCACGAGCCATCATGGCATTAAAAGTGGCCTCGTCCATTTCGTCCCGTGCGATGGGTGCGGCGGGAACAGCAAGATTGAACGGGATACTTCTGGTCATGATGATCTGTTTATAGAGCGTGTTAATCACAACGGAAACAGGGATGCCAAGCATCTCCATAATTTCCTCTGCCTGCTCCTTAACGCTCGGTTCTACACGAGCCATAACATTAGCGGTTTTTGCTGCCATAATTCATACCACCTTTCTGGCTCTATTATATCCGATTGTATAGCGATTTGCAATACATTTTTGAAAATTTACAATTGGATTGTCTCAGAGCGTGAGGCAAGTTTCCAGAACAGCTCACGGTCTACGGCAACAAAGTCTTCCTCCGTTGCGGTTTGGGGCTGCTTAGAGAGCATCCGCAGGGTGAGCGCAACGGCGGCTTCGTGCTTGCACAGCCCGGGATACGGGCAATCGCAGAACAGATCCGTGATCAAGCCATTTGCATAGTGGAAATCCACGCGATACCACTTGGCGCCCTCCACATAGGCTCGTCCAACGCCGTTGTGGATGCAAAGATAACGGACACGGCCCTCGGTGCAATAGTCAATTGCCCGGTGTGCTACGGCCTGGGTCAGATCCTCACATTCCTCCAAACGACTGACATCGATGGTGTAGCCCTCGCCGGAAATGATTTCATCGGGATCTTCGTCCTCATCCTTTTTCTTCTTGGGATCGGAAGGTGGCGTAACCCAGGTGCCGAACTGTTTGGGCGTGAGGGCATTAGGATCAAAGCACACCATCTTGTCGGCCACCTTTGTGAAGCTGCCGTGGAAGCTCAGATCCAGCAAGGCAAGGACCCGCTCGTACTCAGAGGTGTGGATGCGGAACTTGGTAGTGACAGAGGTGACCATGCCAGCTTCCCCGGCCAGCTTGCCGGACACATAAACGACATCGCCCTCCCGGAGATCGAACTTGTCGTTATAATAAGCCAGCTCCAGATGATTGCTGCAAAAGCGAACCTTGATCAGAGATCTTACTGGGGTGCTGGTACGCACAGTGCTGGGAGCTACGGGGATATCTTCTTTGGCATCGTTTTGGGCCATAAAGCCAATCAGTCTTTTCATATGTAACCCTCCCACAATTTATAAATTAATGCTGTCCATGATGGAATATAGCTGATTTGCATTGAAGCTTCGGTTATCTTTGCCCCGCTGGTAGGGGCGAGTATTGCGTCTGAGATTACGCATACTTTCTGCTTTTTTCTTTGCATTCTCCTTTTTTTGCTCTTTTTTACGAATCCAATAAGCGTCGTGCTGGACGATGTACTCCAGATATCCCGCAATGGTGTTGCTTCGGGTGTACTGGTAATGGTAACCGGGAACGATGCTGGGGATCTTCTCTGGCTTATCCTGTGTGTTTTTGTGGTACAGGAAGGGCTTGTTTCCCTTACCGCTGGCGATGATCCTCCAGGCACCTTTGTGGTTGTAAATGTGAAGCTGACCGTCTTCGAGGCGGTAAGTGATGCCATTCTTCTGGCAAATCTGGTCAACCTCTGTCTGCTCCTTGCGAAGCCTTACACCAAGCGGTGAGCAGCAGTTGCACATTCTGTAACCGGCGAACCGGGCCTCTTCCGGGGTGATGAATTGGCGCTTGTATTCTTTGCGGATGCGTTTGGTGACATTGCAGTGAGGAAGATGGAACACTTTCTCATTGCTTTTAATGCTGTAAAATACCACGAGGGTCAACTCCTTTCTTTGTATGACCTAATTCTACAAAACTAAGTGTCCCATAAAGCGGACAGTTTCAAAAAGTTTTTCGCTTCTATTCACTTTACCTGCACCTTGCTAAAATTACATTCATATGGTACAATTACCGTGACGTTGGGCGGCATAGCACTCCATTTTTATTCTAAGAGCGTGGCTCTGGAAAGGAGGTAGTGCTATGGACGTTAAGGTCATTATCGACTATAAAGTCGTACTGGCCCTCGGCGTGGTCACTGTCGGTGCCATTTTCGCTCTGCGAATGGATCCCGATGCGATCAAGGAAGTATCGATCTATGCGATCGGTGCTGCCCGGAACCATGCAATCGCTTGTAATAGCGTTTGTTAAGTTCCCAAGCGTCAGGGCACATAATCTTCGGGTTATGTGCCTTTTTCTTTTTCAATGATTCTTTCTGCAATGGAGGGTAGCATATGACAAGTATTTATGAAGATGTATTTTCAGAGTTGATAGGCATTGTCCGTGATAGTAGAGACGGCTGCATTCAGAGAATGGAAGAATATGCTAAAGCAAAAGGATCGCTACTGAATCTCGGTGATGAGCGTTATAATATCTATACTACCATGGTTGGCACCAACGAATATAGAGCAGTAAAGGTTATTGAAAGACTGACAGCGAAATTGTTCCAACAACGAAATGATTTGCGATTTAGTCTCTACCCTGTTGATGCCTGCTACGCAGGAATGGACCCGGAAGATCAAGGAAAAACAAGGCCTTTTCAAACAATCCTAACGGAAAATGGAGTGAAATATGGCATCGTATTTTGCATAGCAGAAGATGAAAAAGTCTTCAGTTCTGCTTTTGCGGATGGAAAGTTTGTAGTAGATGCATTGAAATTTGTGAAACTGGTCGATCCCAATGAACAATGGTATGAGTATATAATTTCCGATCCGAACAGGCAAAATAAGAAATACGGCATTAAGGTTGAAATAGTCACAGTTAAGGAGTTCTGGGTCCAGTATTTTGGCCAAGATGAATATGAGCAGTTAGTTAATCACATTAATGCTTTTAATGAGCAAGCCAGAGAAATAATTGGCTTTAGCACCATCGTAACACCCACGGAAAATGCATTAGATCGCTTTCGTGTAAAGACTGGGGATATGCTTAAAACACACCCATACCTCGCAAGCATCCCGAATAATATCTATCAGCATCAAGTCGATATTTGGAGAAAAAACTATATTGACAGAGGCTTGTGGAGAGCGATGATAGGTACATCGAACTTTGCTGTAAGTTTCATTTCCTCGGAGTGGCAGTATAATATGTATCTATTAACTGAGAATCTAGATCTCACTAATATCGTTGCGGGCTACTTGAAGTCAATAGAACAATTAATCTGGGTGATTGTTGGTTTCCAGACAAAGAATTCCTTTAAGATAAAGGCCAAGGGCGGAGGATTAATTGACTTCGCAGTTGAAAACGAAAGCCTTATTGACAGCACGTTGGGATCATTGGAGATGGTATTTAAGAAAAATCCATGGATGTTTGATGTGAACGATTTTGCAAGACGACATATTATCGATGCTATCGGTGACTGGCGAGAGAAGCACCGGAATGGCTATTTCCACAAGCATAATCTTCAATCGATTGATAAAGTCAAAGAAATCCGAGCACAGACTCTTCAACTGTATTTTTTGATCCTTGGTGGCTGCACAATTAATGACGCAGACTTTCCAAAACTAGGAATAAAAAGCAAACAATAATTGTCCAGTGAATCCCTCAATAGTTCACAGCCCCGCAGAAGAGAGTTGATTCTCCTCTGCGGGGCTGCCAATTTCATTTGTTTTTATGAATTAAGTGCTACTTCATAAAGTCTTTCGTTATTACGATTCTGAACCTGGATATAATAGGCAGTTTCTGCTGCATTCAGATCTTCGCCGTCCCACTTTTCAAATGCTTCCATGGCGTCAGCGTATTTGCTCATGTATGTAGCATAGTCAGCCAGCAGGCCCAGATTGGTTCCGTTGGATGCCGCATACTTTTCCATGAAATCGCAATACTCATTCATGAATGCCAAATGAATGGTGGGCTTCATTCTTAGTTGGGGATCTTCAGTTTCTGACCGACATAAATGGTATCTGTTTTCAGACCATTGAGGGCCTTGATCTCCGTGTACCGCCTGCCATTACCCAGCAGAGCCTTGGCAATCTCATACAGGGTATCGCCCTTTCGGACGGTATAAAGGCTTGCTTCCTCAGTTTCCTCCTCAGAATCCTCAGGCTCCGCAGGTGTCTCTTCATCTGGGTAGATGGCGATACCGTCATCGGTGAAAACCTTGTATCCGGGGTTGTTGTCTGCCCGACGCTTGGCGTTGGAGAGGTATCGGTACGCACCGATCTGGCCTCTGTTGCCATCTGCCCAGTTCTTTCTAACCCGGTAAAGGCCGTCTGTCAGCTGCTCCGGATACACAGGAATTGTTGGTTTGACCTCCGGGATCTCTGTCGGGAGATTGGAAGTATTACTCTCCAACGTTTCCGTCACCCTCAGGGCCAAATCGCCCAGGCGCTCATACAGCCAGTCGCCAGGACAGGATTTGTTGGCAAACCACCGGTGGACAGTAATCAGCATCTCATCTGCCTTCGGTTCATAAGCCAAGGCACCGGCCTTGTCCGCAATCCAGATCAGCTTCTTTTTGCCGTTGCGCTTACAGATGTCGGTGCAGAGATCCACCAGGGATTCATACACCACATCGTACATGGCATAGGGGTGGTTGGTGTCGCTGGCAGCCTCAATGGTAATGGCCCGGTGATCATTCTCCCGGTTGGAAGAACACCAGCTTCGATCCTTCTCTTCGCAGTACATACCCACCCGGCCATCCTTGTCGATGCCGTAGTTGGAAGAGGCCTGCCGGTTAGGATCAGCAAAGAGCGCACCCAGGCTCTCCGCACTGCACTGCCCCACAACGCAGTGGGGCGTGATGCGGTCAATGACATGGTTTCTGGGAGCAGTGCGGTTGGAGCTAATTCTGGTAAATGCCACCAGGGGGCTGTTGGTGTAGGCCATTATTTATCCTCCCGATCATGGAGCTGGGCTAAAATATTCTTCATCTGATTAGGGATGGGCAGGCCCAGATGGGCGCAGTTTTCCAGCATGGAGACGCCTTCATTGGACAGATAAAAGAAAATGACAGCGGTTCTCAGAACGCTGCCTTCTCCCAGAATATTCATGTCCAGAATGTTCGCCACGCCGACCATACAGAAGATCAGCACCTTCCGGCAGATGCCCCGGAAGCCAACGGCGCTGGACAGCTTGTGATCGTTGGCGGCGCACATGACACCGGTGATGTAGTCGATAACCACGAAGGCCAACAGTGTGTACAGGAAGCCGTCGAAACCACCCAAGAAGTAGCCGATGAAGCCACCCAGGGCAGAAAATGCGACCTGGATCGTGTTCCAAACAGTTTTCATATACAATTCCTCCTAAAATAAATTTGACTGTTTAATCGTTTTTGTGTATAATAAAAATATACATTTTTGCAAAGGAAGTGGATTTTTGATGGATGAACCCTCACTCTCAAGGTGGGGATTGCGTTGATTTTATGATTTAGTGTTTCTCTGGCAAAACTGAGGAAAACCTTAAGAGTTGCCTGACCTTATGTTTTTCCTGAATTGTGCCACATTCGTGTGCAATATTGCTTTTGATCCCGTATTTCTCATATTCCTCGCA